CAGAAAGACTAGCTATTAAGTACAACATGCCAGAGAGCAGTGTACGCTCAAAGCTGTACAGTGTGGCTAAACGCACAAGAAAAATTGCTGAATGGAATGGTCCAAAGCAAAGACGTAAAGCTGCTAAGATTCAGGAGATACAGTATCCTGAAACTATTGCTAGAGGTGGCTCACCAAAGAAAGTCACCATAGAAGAGGATCATATTCGTATTTACTTCTAAAACCCCACAATCATGCGAAGGAACGCCACATTAGTTTGGTCTGCAAAGCCAAATACCAACCCTTACATCCTTGTCTATTCGCTTGATGAATCTATTAGTTCTTTTGTGGACGCTATATTCTCTTCTAGGAAGAGAAAGCTCCCAAGAACTGACCGTTTAGTGTATAGAAACGGTAACCTATATTATAACGCAAGTGAAGAGTATAGAGCATATGTTGTTCGGATGAAGAAAATCCGTTAATTTTGTTGGTTAGGAGTGTGTACACTTATGTGCATGCTCCTACCCTTTTTATTCATGCCTAAAACAAATCAAATGGCAACTAAAAAACCAGTGGTAAAGGAAACAGCTCGATTAACAATCATATGTGATTCAGATAATGAATGTACAGTGAGAGTTAAAGGAGACAGACTCCAAATTATACAAGCATTTTCCATTCTTCTAGAGACAGAGCATGATGAAAATGAGTTTCGTGAGATGATGGCATTCGCCATGAAAATTGTTTTAGAAGAAGACAAGAACAAGAAACGTGTAACTAAGAAGAAAGCAGCTCCTAAAAAGAAGAAGTGATGAATGTAATCATCTATGATATCGAGACCCTAAAAGAATATTTTCTAGTGGTGTGTCTTATTCCTCAAGAACCATATAGGGTTTTTAAGGTGAATCAAGAAGACAACAATCTGGATGCATTCATTAGGTTTACAGAACAGTATGATGATTACTACTGGGTTGGCTATAACAATCTTAGATTTGACTCTCAAGTGATAGAATGGGTGATTAGAAATCATGATTATTGGCATGATTTACCCTCCCTTGAGATATGTGCTAAGATATATCAGAAGGCTCAAGATGTGATTGATGATGCTAATCACGATGTATTTCCAGAGTATCGTGAGCAGGATTTATCCCTCAAACAGATTGATCTGTTCAGAATACACCACTTTGACAACAAGAATAGACGTGTAAGCCTTAAAAGGCTTGAGTTTGAGATGGACCTTGAGAACATTGAGGAGATGCCTATACACCATGACAAGACAAACATGACTAGGGATGAAATCATCCTTACGACAGAATACTGTCTTAATGATGTGTGGGCCACCTATCAGTTCTACAAGGTGACTATTGGTGATACAGATCATCCTTTGTACAAGGGTTCTAACATGATTGAGCTTAGACAGGATATACAGGATGAGTTTGGCATTCCTTGTCTAAACTATTCTGACAGTAAGATTGGTGATGAGATGATTAAGAAGTATTACTGTGAGCAAAAGCGTCTTGACTATAAAGAACTGCCTAAGAAAGGATTCTTCACTAAATACACAGCTGTAAAAGAGTGTATTGCACCTTATGTAAAGTTCCAAACTCCTGAGCTTCAACAGTTTCTGGAGAGAATAAGCAAGCTAAAATTGCGTATAAACGATGATTTTAAGGAGGAGCTACATTTCCATGGGAATGTGTATTCCTTCATGAAAGGTGGTTTGCATACAGAAAACGGTCCCAAGATCTTTGAAGCTAATGAAGACTATGAGATTATTGACTGGGATGTATCTAGTTATTATCCAGCCATCATCATCAACAATGGTCGCTATCCTAGACATCTAGGTAAAGAATTCCTACAGGGCTATAAGACAATGTTTGAGAAACGATTGTAACTCAAGCCTTTAGCTAAGAAGGACAAGAAAATCAAGGGTATTGTAGGGGCTTTAAAGCTTGCTGTAAACTCTGTTTATGGTAAATCAAGTGACATACAATCCTGGATTTATGATAGACAGCTCACTATGTTCACCACCATTACAGGTGAGCTGAGCTTAATGATGCTCATAGAAGCTTATGAACTAGCTGGTATTAACGTAATAAGTGCAAACACTGATGGTGTAACAATTATGATCAAAAAATGTTACATAGACAAGATGCACGAGATAAACAGCTGGTGGAGTGAACTAACACAATATGAGCTCGAGAGGGCTGACTATCAAAAGATTATATTTTCCACGGTAAATGACTATCTTGCGATAAAAACAGATGGAGAGATCAAGAAGAAAGGCGATTTCCTCACGGATTTTGAGCTTCATAAGAACAAGTCAGCACGCATTGTACCACTGGCTCTTGAGCAATATTTTGTTCATAATATACCTGTTGGTGATACTATTCGCAGTCATAATAATATCTTTGACTTCTGCCTCAGGCAGAAATCTTCTAAAGACTTTCATTACGAAGGGATAGATAGGTCCACGGGTGTTAAAACTGTGTACAATAAGCTGATTCGTTATTACATCTCTAATACAGGAGAGAAGCTCCTGAAAATCAAGAATGATAGCTCAGACAGTGGTGCTGCAGCTGTTTCCCAAGTGGAAGCTGGTGAGTGGCTAGCCACTGTATGCAATAAACTTGATAAAAACCATCCTCTGGAAAACATCAATTATGCCTATTACATTGAGCGTGCAGAGAAGCTCATTAGCAAGATTGAAACAGAGGGTAAAGCCCGTAAGGTGGTTGTCAATCCTAACCAATTAACACTATTCTAGTTATGCAACTGAAAGTAGGAGATAGATTTCTTAATTCTCTTGGGCAACCGTGTTTTATTAGCTTTTTAACAAGAGGCTTACTAAGACTCACCTATCTAGGTGAAAATTCTTATATAGAGCCTTGGGGAAGGAAAGAGTTTCTAGATGAGGTGAAGAACAATAGGTTTTTCCCACAACCCAAACCTAAAATTACAAGAGAGAATATTACAGATCATTTGATTGAGTATCAACTCAATATGATTGGCAAAACAATTAATGAAGCAAAGAAGGATGAACAGTGGTATCACAACTGGACATTCAATCAACAGCAGTATGAGCTGTTTAGAGCATATGCCATTCCCTTGATTAAGAAAACATTTAGATGTAACACTAAGAAGGCCACAGAAACGTTTGACTGGTTCAATTTGCAATTTGGCCTTCGCCTTAAAGACTAACACCCATGTTCTGGATAATTTTTATTCTAGTGCTGTTATTTGCAGGCTGGATAACATATGAAATTCATCGTGCTCCTTATATGGAAGATGAGAATGATACACTATATGACCCAACCACTACATGTTGGGATGAGGAAGACAAAAATCATACAGAAGGAAGCTTTTAAAATAGTAAGTTAATGAACCAACAAAAATTTCCTGAAGACTTTGAGCGGGAACACCTAAAAGATTTTGTATATTTGCAAGAGGAGCAGCAAGAGATAATCAATGAGATTAACAAGGAAGAGCATCGCCTGCCTGCCAAGATAGAAATCATAGGGGATTTACCGCCAAAAAAGAAGGAAGAAAATGAAGTTGAACGTAACACTCTCCCATTTTGAGGAGCTGGTTAAGAAAACCTATTCTCTGGATATGGTGTTCCTTTTAAAGCTTGTAGAAGAAAATGTAGACATCTCTGAATTGTGTAATGACAGTGCAAGGGTATGTGTATTAGTACAAAGCTTAGTTAGAAAGGGACTCATAACAGAAGAGCATAAGCTCACCTTGCAGGGTGAGGAGATTTTGAGATTTATAGAGACAGAAGGAGAAGCAAAGATTGCAAAGAAGAAGGCCCCTGATACAGACTTTGAAGAGTGGTGGAAAGCCTATCCAGGCACAGACACATTCACTCACAAGGGTATGAAGTTTAGTGGTCATCGCACCCTCAGACAGAATAGAGAAGAGTGTAAACTTAAGTTTGACAAGATACTCTTAGAGGGTGAGTATGTTGCTTCTGATTTGATTTCTGCTCTAAATTATGATGTGCTACAGAAGAAAGAGAACTCTGTAAAACAGCGTTCTAATAAATTAACGTACATGCAGAACAGTCTCACCTATCTTAATCAAAGGAGTTATGAACCTTTCATTGAACTAATTAGAGAGGGTGCAAAGATTGATGAAGCAAACAAACCAATAGGAGGAACAGACATATGAGTTTTGAGCAGTTAAAACAAGAGGTGCAACTGGGCCTGGATGGTAGAAATGGAGGTATTCCCATGGGATTTGACAGGCTGAATAGATACATTGGTATACGCAAGAGTATGTATTTTCTTGTGGGTGGTTTAACAGGCTCTGGTAAGACATCCTTCATAGATGATGCGTTTGTGCTCAATCCATTTGACTGGTATATCAGTCAGAGTGACCCAAAAATCAAATTACGCATCATATATCGTTCAATGGAGCGTACAAGGGTGTATAAGATGGCTAAATGGGTGAGCAGGAAGATATTCCTAGACAATGGCATCATCATTCCTGTTACCAAGCTTTTAGGCTGGACAGACAAAATGACCCATGATGAGCATGACTTATTCCTTATGTATGAAGACTATATGGGAAGAATGGATGAGGTGATTACCATCATCGATGGACCAGAAAACCCTGTAGGTATAGCCAAAGAATTAAAGGCGCATGCTCTACAAAATGGGCGCACTGAGCAGATTGATGAGTATAATAAGCGCTATTTCCCAAATAATGAGCGAGAAATCACCCTTGTTATAATTGACCACATAGGCCTTTTAAAGACTACTAAGGACCAGCCTACAAAGAAACAGGCTATTGACAAGATGAGTGATGAACTGAGATATGCTCGTGACTT